CGCCCGCGGCGCGAGAGGTGCGTTTGATGCTGATTGCCATGTGATTGCTTTCTCCGTCGGTCGGGGAATCCGGTTGACGGGGTGCACCGGCGGGGCATCGAGCCCCGCTTCTCCCTCATGGGCGGTGCGGTATGGTCTTCAGCGGAAGACCCAACCGAGGGCGTCGAGCTCGGCGCGAAGCGCGGTTTCGACCGCGTATGCTTCATGAAACGCCTTCGCGGCTTTCGCCTGCCCGGCCTCGTCATCCCAACGAACGCGGAGGCGGAGGTCCGAGAGTCGCCACGCTTCCATCTGCGCGTCGCAGAACTTGCCGAAGATAGCGCGGATGGCGGGGTTTTCGTTCGCGGTCATGTTTCGTTCCTCATCGCCTCGGTCGGGTGATTCCGTTTGGGCGATGAAGACACCCTACGTCATGCATCACGAACGCGCAACGAAAAAACGCATCGGTGCGCTTTTTCTTTTTTCTTGCGCTTCGTTTTCGCGCGCTGGTACGATGCACGCGCCATGCTCACACTCGAACAGATTCGCACCGCACTTGCCGACCGGCGGCTGAACGTCGTCGCGAAGGCAACAGGAATCCACGTCACGACGATCGCGCGCATCCGCGACGGAAGCACGCTTGACCCGAAGAGCTCCGTCGTCGCTGCGCTCTCCGCGTACCTCGAGGCCCGCAAGTGACGCGCCTCGAAGCCGCGCTCGCCTACGCCTCCTGGGGCTGGCCGGTGCTGCCCATCGTCCCGAACGGGAAGCTCCCGGCGACGGCGCACGGCGTGCACGACGCGACGACGGACGAAGCGACCATCCGGCGCTGGTTCGAGGGACGCGACGATCTCAACATCGGCATCGCCGCGGGGAGCCGCTCGGGGCTCGTCGTCTTCGACATCGACCCGCGCAACGGTGGCGACGATTCATTTGCGGAGTGGACGGCGAAGCACGGCGAGCTCGAGGCCGGTGCGCTTCAGCTCACCGCGGGCGGTGGGCAGCACTTCCTCGCCGCGCACGACCCGTCGATCCGCTCGTGCAAGCTCGTCGACGGCGTCGACCTGCTCGCCGACGGGCGGTACTTTCTCGCGTTCCCGTCGACGATCGAGGGGCGCGCTTATCGATGGGAGGTTTCGAGCGACCCGTTCGATGGGGTGGCGCCTGCTTCCGTTCCACCCGAGTGGCTCTCGGCCATCGGCGAGCTCCAGCGCGGGAAGACGAAACGGGCGCTCGTCGCAGGGGCGTCGTTCATCACCGGCAACCGGAACGACGGGCTCGCCGCGCTGGCCGGTGCGATGCGTCACCACGGAATGACGGCGCCCGAGATTCATGCCGCGCTCGCCGTCGTCAACGAGCAGCGTTGCGAGATGCCGCTCCCGGCCTCGGAGGTGCGCCAGATTGCCGAGTCCATCAGCCGCTACGACTTCGCCCACGACACGGCGGCGAATGCCGCGATGGCCGACATCGTCGTCGAGGGGCTCTTCGAACAGGAGACGGCGCAAGCCTGGCTCATCCCCGCCGACGACTTCGCCTCGAAGCCCGCTCCGATCTCCTGGCTCGTCAAAGGCTGGTGGCAGGCGGACGCGCTCATCATGGTGCACGGTCCCTCCGGCGGCGGGAAAACGTTCGCCGTGCTCGACTGGGCGCTTCGCATGGCGGCCGGGCTCGAGGACTGGAACGGCTGCAAGGTCCGCCCCGGCCCCGTCGTCTACCTCGCCGGGGAGGGGCACCACGGGCTTCGGGGGCGCGTCGCAGCCTGGAAGCAGCATCACGGCGTCAAGTCGCTGCGCATGTGGCTCTCGAAGGCCGGGTGCGACCTCGACACGCCAGAGGGCTACCAGCGCGTCGCGCTCGCGATTCGCGAGCTACCCGAGCGCCCTGGCGTCATCATCGTCGACACCCTGCACCGATTCCTTTCCGGCGACGAGAACAGCTCGCAGGACGCACGGCGGATGCTCGACGCCTGCGCGCGTCTCATGGGCGAGTTCGGGTGCTCCGTCGTGCTCGTGCACCACACCGGGGTGAACGAAGAGGCGCAACACCGTGCGCGCGGGTCGTCCGCGTGGCGAGGGGCGCTCGACATCGAGATCTCCGTCGTCCCCGGGAAGGACGGCGGACCGCTTCAGATCGTGCAGCGCAAGAGCAAGGACGCCGAGCTTGCGGCGCCCGTCTTCGCGCAGCTTCTCTCGGTGCAGATCGAGGGCTGGTTCGACGAGGACGGGGTCGCCGTGACGTCCGCCGTGCTGACGGCGGCGGAAGGTGAGGCAACGCCGATGCGGAAGAAGCCGAGCAAGGTCGACGAAGCGCGGCAGAAGTTCGAACGCGCCTGGGCCTTCGGCGGGATGGAGATGCGGGGCGACCGCCCCTACGTCAGCCGCTCCGCGATGAAGACGTGGATGGTCGAGAACTGCGACTTCACCGAGCGCACGGTGCGGAATCAGCTCAACCCGAGTCGAGACGACGGGCTCATCTCGAAGCTCATCGCCGCCGGGTGCATCACCGCGCACGAGCACGGGTGGATCGTTGCCGACGACCTCATGATGGTTGCCGGTATGGTTGAGAAGCTGAAGCGTTGACCCTGTTGACCCTGAGTGACCCTGAGTGACCCTAGGGTCAACAGGGGGCAAAGGCGTCGTGCATGACCCTCCCTGACCCTCCCTCCCTAAGGGGAGGGTCAAAAGGGTCAACGATGCAGGCGAGAGTTGGGACCGTTTGACGCACAAACGTTGCGCAGCGCGTCGGAGATACGAAGAAAGAAAAGTGCATTCGGGAGTTGACCGGAGCCGAATCGTTCTCTATATCAAGGGAACACCAACGGCGAACCCGCCGGAAACTGAAAGAAGCGAACCATGAACATCAAGACCAACACCACGACCATCACCAGCGTCAACGGCGAGAAGATTGTTTGGACCTCGGAAATCGTTGGTTTTCCGATGTACTGCACTCCGCGAGTCGAGCTGTTCAGGAACGGCGAACCGTGGGGGATGTTCAACGTCAGCCTGAAGGAAGTTCAGGAAGCCGTTGGGTTCTGCACACCAAGCAACAAGCGCAGGCGCAGCATCGCAAAAAAACTGATCGCAGCCTGAACAACCACACCCCCCCCCCCGGCGGCTCATCCCCGCCGGGGCTTCACCCCTACCAAGGACACCCACGATGATCCGCCTCCGCGGCAACGCCGCCACCCTCGCCGACATCCGCGGCCTCCTCGCCGTCGTCACCGACCCCGAGCTCCGCGACCTCCTGACCGCGTGCCTGCGAATGCGGGGTGTGGCGTGAAGCTCCCGCCGCCCCGCCGCGGGCTCATCCGCGAAGCCATCGCCTACGGCGTCTCCGTCGCCCTGGTGTTCACGTCGATCGGCGTGTTCTTCGGCATCCTCATGGCCCTCGGAACCCCATGAAGGCCGTAATCCGCCCCAGAGGCCGCAAGGGAGGCTTTGACGACGCCGCCCTAGCCACGCTCGCCCTCGTCGTCAAAACGGCGTCCTTGGGCCATTCTCGCGCGACTGCGAGCCTCATTCAACAGTCGCTCGGGTGGGGCAGGTCGACGACGCACAAGGCGCTGGCCGAAGCCCGGACCCGTGGGCTCGTCGAGAAGGTGGGCTCGACGAAGGGGGCGTGGTATCGGATCCCTGCGCCCACAGCGCCGACCCTGCCGTCAGGAGAGACATGAAGACCGAGACTTGGCCGCTCGAGCGGCTCATCGACTACGCGCGCAACCCGCGCAAGAACGACCACGCCGTCGACAAGGTGGCCGCCGCCATCAAGGAGTTCGGCTTCCGTGTTCCCATCGTCGCGAAGAGCGACGGCCTCGTCGTCGACGGGCACCTCCGGCTGAAGGCCGCGCGCAAGCTCGGGCTCGCCGAGGTTCCCGTCGTCCTCGCCGACGACCTCACCGACGCGCAGGTGAAGGCGTTCCGCATCTCGGTCAACCGCATGGCCGAGCTCGCCGAGTGGGATTCCGAGCTCCTCGCCCTTGAGCTCGGGGAGCTTGGGGAGCTTGGGTTCGACCTCGAACTCACCGGCTTTTCGGAGGACGAAGCGAACGCGCTGACGCCCGAGGTGCTCCCCGAAGGCAAGACCGACCCCGACGAGGTACCCGAGACGCCCGCAACGCCGCGCAGCGTGCTCGGCGACGTGTGGCTCTGCGGGAAGCATCGGGTCATGTGCGGCGACTCGACCAAGGCGGAGGACGTGGAGCGCCTATTGGACGGGAAGAAGCCGTTTTTGATGGTCACTGATCCGCCGTACGGGGTGAACTACGATCCGAAGTGGCGGGAGGATGCGAAGCGCGACGCATACATGGAAGCGGATCACGACGTGGAAATTTCGTGGTCGGCGGTATGGGCTCACTTTCCTGGGGACGTAGCGTATATCTGGCATTCGGATAAGCAGCGGAAGGCGATTCAAGAAGCGATGGAAACGCTTGGATTTGAGTTTCGGGCCGAGCTCGTCTGGATGAAAACGGTGTGGCCGATGGGGCGCGCTCATTGGAAGCAACGGCACGAGCCGTGCTGCTACTTCGTGCGTAAAAATAAAGTGGTGAAGTGGAACGATGTGGCGGAAAACGCGCACGACGATACGACTGTGATTGAGGCTCGTCCGCCGGGTGCAGCGTTTGGCCGCACGAAGAACGCGGATGCAGACGAGGCCGGACTAACGGACCATGCGTGTCAAAAGCCGCTGGCCTGCATGGCGAAACCGATTTCTCGACACGGTACGGCTTCGGATACCGTTTACGAACCGTTTTGCGGATCTGGATCGACACTGATTGCCGCGGAACAACTAGGCCGCGTTTGCTACGGGATGGAACTTACGCCGGCGTTCGTCGACATAATCGTCAAGCGGTGGCAGGATTACACGGGCAAGAAGGCAACTCGCGAGGCCGATGGCGTCGCTTTCGATGAGGTGGGCTGATGGCCAACGGCAAAGCAGGGCGACCGGCGAAGACGCTCACCGACAAGCAGCGCGCCGAAGTCGAGACGCTCGCGGCATTCCTTTCTGCCGAGCAGGTCGCCGATTACTTCGGCATCGGGCGAACGACGTTTTTCGGCATGATGGAGCGCGATGCAGACATTGCCGAACGGTATAAACGCGGCAAAAGCAAGGTCGTAGCGAAGGTCGCGCAGGGCCTCATTCAGAAGGCCCTCAGCGGCGACACCGCGTCGGCGATCTTCTTCCTGAAGACTCAGGCGCGCTGGCGCGAGACGGAGCGTCACGAGATCACCGGCGCGGACGGAGCGCCCATCGAGCTCGCACGCATCGAGCGGGTTATCGTCGACAAGGTGAAGCGTGGCGACGGCGAGTAAGGCGACCAGTCGCAAGGACGCCCGTTCCTCGCGCCAGGATGCCTCTAAAACGCTCCGCATCGAGACGCCGCGATGGTTCATGCCTCTCCTCGCTCCGGCGCGCTACAAGGGCGCCTGGGGCGGGCGAGGCTCGGGCAAGTCGCACGCCTTCGCCGAGATGCTCGTCGAGGCGCACGTGCTCGACGCGAACAGGTCGACCGTCTGCGTGCGCGAAGTCCAGAAGAGCTTGTCGCAGTCGGTCAAGCGTCTCATCGAGGCGAAGATCGAGGCGCTCGGCGTCGGCGCCTACTTCGAGGTGCAGGAGGCGGTGATCAAGAGCCGCAAGGGCGACGGGCGCATCATTTTCCAAGGGATGCAGAACCACACGGCGGACTCGATCAAGTCGCTCGAGGGCTACGACTGCGCGTGGGTCGAGGAGGCCCAGTCGCTCTCGCAACGCTCGCTCGACCTTCTCCGCCCGACGATCCGCAAGCCGGGCTCCGAGCTTTGGTTCACCTGGAACCCGCGCGCGGAGACGGACCCGATCGACGCGCTCCTGCGCTCCGACCGCATCCCGCCCGACGCGAAGGTCGTCCGTGTGAACTACACGGACAATCCCTGGTTCCCTGCCGTCC